TTGACCATGTGGATGGCCTGGGCCCATTGGGTCCAAGGGGTCATGACTGGACCAACCTACGCAGCATGACGAAGGCGCATCACGCTCGCGAGACAGCTAGGTCTCAGCCTGGTGGATGGAACGATCGCGGCTGATCTCCTCACTCTGAGGCATAACCGCAGGTCAGAGGCTTGCAAGCATACAAAAGCGCAGGTCACAGCCTTGCCCTACCCCGGGGGGTGACCCTTTGCCGGTAGGGGACGCGGAACGCGGGGGAGGGCGCCGTCAGGTCCGCCCGGTTCAAAGACCCCGATCTGACCCCTTCAATCACGCACTGTGACGACTCCCGGGAGGTGATCCCATGGCACGCGGCGGCGCCCGCTCCAGGTCCGGCCCTGCGCCGACCAGCACGGAGCGAAGCCATAAGGCGAAGGCCAACGCAGAGGGCTGGACCACGCTCCCCGCTGACGGCCGTGACGGGCCTCTCCCGGCCTTCCCGCTGGTCACCCCGTCCGATCGTGAGATGGACCTCTGGGAACGCCTCTGGGAGTCCCCCCAGGCCGTCATGTGGGAGACCCTGAACCTGGACTTCGAAGTGGCGACCTACGTGCGCTTGATCGCGCGCGCGGAACGCCCCAACTCCAGTGCCATCATCTGGGGTCAGGTCAAGATGGTTGCCGAGTCGCTCGGCCTCTCGGCCTCCGGCATGGCCCGCAACCGCTGGACCGTTGCCAGCATCGAGCCTGACGCCGACGACGACGCGCCCCAGGCCGCTGTCTCGGCAGTCGCGGACCTGTCCGCCCGCCTGAAGGCGGTCAGCGGTGAGTGATGCGAAGGTCCTGATAGTCACCCTGGCGTGGATCGAACACCACGCTGTGATCCCGGACGGCTTCAGCCAGGGCCAGCGGTTCACGATGCTGCCGTGGCAACTGAAGGTTGCCTCCAACATGTACGCCGTGAAGGCGTCTGCGGAGGTCGGCCAGAAGTCCACCGCCTTCGTGTACCGCCGTGCCCAGGTGATCATGCCCCAGAAGTCGGGCAAGGGCCCGTTCGCCGCTGCGGTCGTCCTGGCCGAAGCTGCCGGACCCACTGTCTTCGCTGGCTTCGCCCAGGGCGGGGAGCGTTACCGCTGCCGTGACTGGGGCTGCTCGTGCGGCTGGGAGTTCGTTTACGACCAGGGCGACCCGATGGCCGTCCCCCAGCCGACTCCCCTGATTCAGCTTCTGGCGACCTCTGAAGACCAGGTTGCCAACGTGTACCGGCCGCTGACGGCCATGATCAAGCACGGTCATCTGTCCGCCTTCATGAAGCCGCTGGAAGGCTTCGTGCGCGTGGGCGAAGAGGGCCGCATTGACGTCGTCACTTCGTCGGCTCAGAGCCGTCTCGGTAACCCGATCACGTTCGCGATCCAGGACGAGACAGGCACGTACACGGCCACGAACAAGATGATCAAAGTGGCGGAGACGATGCGTCGCGGCCTGGCTGGCATGTCCGGCCGGTCCATGGAGACGACGAACGCCTACGACCCGTCGGAGTACAGCACGGCCCAGAAGACCCACGAGGGTCACGCAGAGGACGTGTACAGGTACTTCCCGCAGGCCCTCCCCACGCTGTCCTACCGGAACAAGCAGGAACGGCGCCGGATCCACAAAGCCGTCTACGCGGACTGTCCTCACATCGACCTGGACGCGATCGAAGCGGAGGCGTCGGAGCTACTGGAGTCTGACCCTGGTCAGGCTGAACGCTTCTTCGGCAACAGGATCATGGCCGGTCACGGCTCCTGGCTGGAGGCAGCGCACTGGCTGTCTCGCGCTACGCCGGACCGGGAGATCCCGAAGCCGTCGGCCTACAAGTTGATGAAGGTCCCGATCGTGCTCGGGTTCGATGGTTCGGACTCCGATGACTGGACGGGCATCCGCGCGGAGACCCTGGACGGCTTTCAGTTCACGCCGACCTACGGCCCCAGCAACCGACCCACGGTGTGGGATCCGGCGGAGTGGGGCGGCCAGGTTCCCCGCCTGGAGGTTGACGCAGCGGTGGACCAGCTCTTCCGCACGTATGACGTGAAGCTCATGTACTGCGACCCCCCGTACTGGGAGACGGAAGTGGACAAGTGGGCGGAGCGCTACGGGGACCGGAAGGTGATCCGCTGGCTGACTCGTCGCCCGGTCCAGATGCATGCCGCCGCTGAGCGCATGAAGACGGACTGCATGAAGCGTGACAGCACGTTCACGCATGACGGGTGCGAGATCACTGAACGCCACGTGTTCAACGCACGCATGGCGGCCCGTCCGGCGGACCGGTACGTCCTGGCGAAGCCGGAGCACAAACGAAAGATCGACCTAGCCGTGGTGTCTGTCCTGACCCACGAAGCCGCGTCAGACGCCATCGCGGCGGGGCTGTTGAAGCGAAAGCCGCTGTTCATGTCGGCGTGACCGAAGGAGGTGGGGGGATGGCGACCCTGGAGCAAGCCCTGTCCCTGGTTCAGAAGCTGGAAGACGAACTTCTGGCCCGCCGTCCCCTCATCCAACGGAACTCCGACTACTACCGAGGCATTCAGTCCCTGACGTTCGCGTCTGAGCAGTTCCAGAAGTTCCACGGAGGCCGGTATAAGGACTTCGCGGACAACTGGGTCCAGGTGGTGTCTGACGCCCCTGTGGAGCGGCTGACCGTGAACGGCTTCAAGCCGTCTGGGTCGACGGAGGCTGACAAGGATCTGTGGCGCGTGTGGCAGGCGAACGGCCTGGACGCGGACAGCCAGTTGGGGTTCCTGGGTGCGGTCAACTCGGGCCGTTCGTTCGTCCTGGTGTGGGGCGATCCTGACGACCCGGAGACTCCGGAGGTGACCTTCGAGGATGCCTCGCAGTGCATCGTGGCGTACGTGCCTGGTTCGCGCCGGAAGCGCAGGGCCGCACTGAAGCGCTGGGATGACGGCCAGGTGTCCTTCGCGACCCTGTATCTCCCGGACGAAGTCTGGAAGTTCGAGCGTCCGACCCTGGGCGCCAGCTCGAAGTCCACTGGCGAACAGGCCATTGACGAAGAGCTGAACAAGTGGGAGATCCGGGACACGGGCGGGGAGATGAACCCCCAGCCGAACCCCATGGGCGTGGTGCCGATGGTGGAACTCCCCAACAGGCCGACGCTGACGGAAGACCCTGTCTCCGACATCACGGGTGTGGTGTCCATGCAGGACGCCGTAAACCTGTTGTGGGCCCAGCTCTTCACGGCCGCTGACTATGCCTCCTTCCCCCAGCGAATCGTCCTGGGTGCGGAGATCCCGGAGATTCCGATCCTGGGTGATGACGGCCAGATCGTGGGCTCACGCCCGGTCGACCTGGAGCGTTTCGCGGTTGACCGCGTGATGTTCTTCGAGGGCGACAACGTGAAGGTGACTGAGTGGACCGCCGCGAACCTGGAGTCCTACACGAAGGTCATGGAAGTGGCCGTTGGACACATCGCCGCGCAGACGCGTACGCCTGCCCACTACCTCATCGGCAAGATGGCAAACCTGTCCGGTGACGCCCTCCTGGCCGCTGAGACTGGCCTGGTCAAGCGCGTTGACGAGAAGACGATCTGGTTCGGTCAGGCACTCCGGGAGATGTTCCGGCTGATCGCGCTGGCGACGGGCCGGGACGCTTCGCCCATCTCTGCGGGACAGGTCATCTGGGCGGACGCTGAGTCTCGCTCGCACGCCCAACTCGCTGACGCCCTCACGAAGTTGAAGGACATCGGCTTCCCCTTCGAGTGGCTTGCCCTCCGGTACGGCCTGACGCCGACCGAAGTGGCTGACCTTCTGACCATGAAGGAGCGGGAGCTGGACCTGGACCCGCTGGGTGCGGCCACGGCCCTGATGTCTCGCTCGCCAGACGCCCCGACTGAGGCGGCTGGACCCATCGCCGCGTAGGGGGTCTGATGGCAAGCAAGTCCCCGAAGAACATGACGGACCCGGAGCTGTTCAAAGCCCTGGGCGAGTTTGACCAGAAGGCTGGCGCCGCCGCAGAGGCGAACAACTGGGACTTCGATCACCCGGACGTCCAGGCCGTGGAGACGGCGAAGGCTCCATTCCTGGCGGAGCTGAACCGGCGCCAGGGTGAGCGTGACGCCGCCGCGAAGGCGAAGAAGGATGCGGCCCAGGCGAAGAAGGCTGAAGCCGCCCTCACGAAGCGCCGGAACGCTGCGGCTGGCCGGAAGTACAACCCGGACCCGGAGGACCTGGAGAAGGTTCTCCTGGAGGCCCTGGAGGGTGTCCACCGGGCCATCCGGGACGGCGAAGACGAAGGCCACTACTGGCCGATCTGGCTTCGCGACCGGACCCGCAAGTCACAACAGGCCATCCGTGACCTGACTGCCGAAGGCTTCCTGCAAAACGTCGGGCGTGGCGCCAGGTCGATGATGACCATGCGCAACGTGGAGGCGTTCGGCGGCCAGACGTTCACGATCACGCCGGAGGGCGAAGAGCACCTTCGGAAGATCCTGTCCGACCAGGGCAGGCCGTACCCGAAGACTCCGCCTCGCGGCAAGAAGAAGCCTGAAGAGCCCCGCCGGGTAACTCCGCCGCTTCGCACTCCGTCGCCGGTGGAGCCGGACAGGCCCTCCACGGCTCGTGTGGCGCCCGCCCAGGGGACGACCCTGACGCGTACGCCTGACACGCCCAAGACGGCCGCAGGCGCCCGCGTGAAGCGCTCCCAGCTCCCCCAGGCCCACCAGGTCCAACGGGAGAAGCTGGCGGCTTCTACGGCCCGCCTGGCCGTTCGGGAGTGGCGGCAAGTCGACGTCCACAACCTGGCAGCGGACTGGAACCGTCGCGTGCATCGCGTGGCGGCCCTGGTGTCTGCCGGGCAACTGGCCGCCGCAAGGCAGGCTGACCCGTACCTGTCCGCCCTCCTGGAGGACATGGAGACCCTGGGCAGTCTGGTCCCGGAGTCCCTGGTGGGTATCGCGTCTGACGGCCGTGACCTCACGGACCTTCTGATGGGCCCTGTCTGGAACGCCCTCTCCGCGCTGGCGAAGGGCGCGAACATGGTGACTGCCATCGCGTCAGGTGCCGCCCTCCTGGACCTCCTGTCCCGGACGATGGTTGCCGACGCTGGCCGTGCCGCTGACCTGGTGGCGATGGCCGCCCGGCCTGGCATCACGTCGTACGTGCGCGTGGTGGAGCTGCCCGCGTGCGCGCGGTGCCTGATCCTCGCGGGCCAGGAGTACGGCATTTCCGAAGCCTTCCAACGGCATCCCCGCTGCGACTGCGGCATGGAGCCGGTCACGAAGAACTACAAGCCGACGCCGACGTCTCCGAAGGACGTCTTCGACGCCATGACGGACGCCCAGAAGCGCAAGGCTTTCGGGGAGAAGGCCGTGGAGGCGATCGAAGCCGGTTCCGACATTGCCCAGGTCGTGAACGCTCGACGCGGCATGACCACGGCTACGCGCTACCGCAAGACGGTGAAGGCGACCACGGAGGGCCAGACGAAGCGCGGGTTCTCCCGCAAGCGGCGCCGCAATGGCGCTATCCGTCTGATGCCTGAAGAGATCATGCGCATCGCTGGCGACGACCGTGAAAAGGCCGCGTATCTGCTGAAGCGGAACGGCTACCTGATCTGACCCCGCCGCAATGGCGAACACCCTGACCCCGCAATGGAGTTGACGATGCCTGACGCCCCGAACACTGACCCCAGCACCGACCCGAAGGACGCCGACACTGGCGCCCCGACTGTCGACCCGAGCGACGCAGCGGCCGGTACCGACGCTGACGACGCTGGCGATGGCACGGGTACGGACGCTGGCACGGACGCCCTGGGTGACGCCGGTAAGAAGGCCCTGGACGCCATGAAGGCCCGCTGGAAGTCGGAGCGGGACTCACGCCGGAAGCTGGAAGAGGAGCTGGAGGGCCTGAAGGTCCCGAAGCCGACCGGCGACAACGACCAGGCCGACGCCGCAGAGATCAAGCGGCAGGCCACCCGCGACGCGAACGCGAAGGCGAACGCTCGCATCCTTCGATCGGAGATCAAGGCCGCTGCCGCTGGAAAGCTGGCCGACCCGTCGGACGCCCTGGCGTACCTGGACCCCGCTGCCTTCGAGGTGGACGCGAACGGGGACGTGGACGCGGAGGAGCTGGCCGACGCGATCGAAGACCTTCTCACTCGGAAGCCGTACCTGGGCGCAACGTCCAGGCCGCGCTTCCAGGGCACCGGAGACGGTGGAGCCGCGCGCAAGGCGTCGGGCCCCTCTCAGTTGACCCGACAGGACCTGAAGTCCATGTCCCCCGAAGCGATCGTCAAGGCGAAGCGCGAAGGCCGACTGAAGACGGTCCTGGGCGGCTGACGCCGACCCTTCCCCCTCCCCCGCCGGTTCCCCGGCACCCCTCCTGAAAGGACGCCACCATGGCGATCACGTCGTTCATTCCCGAGGTCTGGAACGCCCAGCTCCTGACCGACTTCCGTGAGCAGTCCATCGCGGTCTCGCTCGCCAACCGTGAGTACGAAGGCAACGCGACTTCCGGCAACGTCGTGAAGATCAACACCGCGTCCGCCGTGGCCGTGAAGGACTACAAGGCCGCGAACCGTACGACCGCCCCGGACACCGTGGCGACCACGTCCGAGGATCTCCTGATCGACAAGGAGAAGTCCTTCGACTTCTACGTGGACGACATCGACCGCGCCCAGGCGGCTGGCTCGATGGACGTCTTCACCCGGTCGGCCGGTGAGGGCCTGGCGGAGGACACCGACAAGTTCCTTCTCTCGCTCGCCGTCGCTGGCGCGGGCACTGCGCTCCCGTCCGCGAACCTGACCCCGGCGACCGCGCTGAACGTCATCCGCGACATGCGCAAGGCGATGAACAAGGCGAAGGTGCCGCAGACCCAGCGCGTTCTCATCGTCAACGCTGAGTTCGAAGCGCTCCTCCTGGACGCGGACGCGAAGCTCATGAACGTGGACCAGTCGGGCGCGTCGGAGACCCTCCGGAACGCCACCCTGGGCCGGTACCTGAACTTCACCATCGTCACGTCGGAGAACCTCCCGACCGTGGCCGCTCCGCAGGCCGTTGGCCTCTACACGCCTACCCTGGCGTACGTCTCCCAGGTGGAGAAGACGGAGGCCATGCGCGCCCAGGACAAGTTCAGCGACCGACTCCGTGGCCTCCACGTCTACGGCGGAAAGGTCCTCCGTAACGGCGTCGGCATCGTCACCTTCACCGACATCACGACCTGATCGTGGCGAACGTGATCGGCCCGCGCGGGCGAACCGTGTACATCCCTGACGACGTCGCCGCCTCCCTGGTTGGCGACGGGTCTGGGGAATTCCAGTACGCGCCGGAGGCGAAGCCGGAGCCGGTCAAGGCTCCCGCCCCGAAGCGTGCGACTACCCGGCGGAAGACGACCGCCTAGGAGGTGACGTCCCATGGCCCTGGCCCCTCTTGCCACCGTGGCAGACCTGGAGGCCCGGGGCGTCACCATCACCCCCGACGAAGCGCCGACCGTGAACGTCTTCCTGGACGTTGCGTCGGCCCTGGTCCGGGACGCGGCAGGCTCCCCCATCTCTGAGACGACCTCCACGGTCGCCCTGGAAGGGGTGCCTGACCCGCGCCTGTTCCTGCCTGGCCCTCCGATCCGGTCCGTGTCTGCGGTCCTGGTCGACGGCCAGGCGGTCACGGGCTGGAAGCTGGCTTCAGGCGCCCTGTTTGGGGCGGCTGGCTGGCTGTCTGGCCCGGACCCGTCGGAGGTCACGGTGACGTACGTTCACGGCCTCCCCACGGTGCCCGCTGACATCGTCGACCTGGTGTGCCGTCTGGTCGGTCAGGAGCTGGTCTCCTTCCGGTCGGGCGAAGGCGCCACGTCTCGCGCTGTCCAGTCGGAGCGCATCGGCGATTACCAGGTGACGTACGCGGACACGGAGTCCGGGACGATGTCCCTGACCTCCTTCCAGCGTGCTCGCCTGGCGGCCCGCTTCGGCGGCGGCGTCGGGACGGTGAGGCTCCGGTGAGCCGCGTGTCCCGCCTCCTCAATGCGTCTGCCGCTGTCTGGCGCTCCGTGCGTACCTCCGACGGCATGGGCGGCTGGACTGAAGCCTGGTCCCAGACCTCCACGGTCCGGGCCAGGTTCTCCCAGCCGACTGCCACGGAGCGCACGGTGGCCGACCAGTCGGGCGTCCTGCTGACGCACGTGGCCTACCTGGAGCCTGACGCCCCTGTCCGGCGTGGTGACGAACTGCGCCAGCCTGGCCGGACCTTTGAGGTCCTGGCCGTCTTCGAACCTTCCGAGCCTGGCACCTACCTCCGTGCGAACTGTGAGGTACGCCAGGCCGCCACATAGGAGGCCCGCATGTCTGCTGAAGTTGTGGGCCTCCGCCGGGCCCTGGTCCGTATCGGAACGCTCCCCGCCCGCATCCGTGACGCTCGGGAGGAGGTCCTGACCGACTGGGCCGACGAGACCCGGAACGCTGCGAAGAACCGCGCCCCGGTCCGCTCCGGTGAACTGAGTAACTCGATCGAGGACCGGAAGTTCCAGGACGCTGCGTACGTCGGCGTCTACAAGCCGGAGCAACTGGAGTACGCGGAGTACGTGGAGAAGGGAACGTCCTCCATGGAGGACCAGCCGTACCTCGTTCCGGCCTTCGAGTGGACCACGAACCGGGAGAACATCGCCCGCAAGTTGCGTGCCGCCATTCAGCGGCGGGTGCTCTGATGGCTACCGCGCTGCGTCCGCTCCAGACGGCCATCTTCGGGAAGCTGTCGGCGTCTGCTGACCTCACGTCCCGTGCGGGCGTGTACGACGAAGTCCCGGAGCCTGCCCCCTTCCCGTATGTCTCCTTCGGCTCCATCACGGAGACCCCTTCCGACGCGCACGACCGCCAGGGCCTGGACGTCCTGGTGGTGCTCCATGTCTGGTCGAAGGCTCCTGGCATGGGTGAGGCGTACGACGTCTTCGCCGCCCTGGACGCCGCCCTGGACCGTGTCCCCCTGACTGTCCCTGGCTTCACGGATGTCTCCATCCGGCACGAGCAACACCAGGCCCTGAAGGACCCGGACCCTGACGTCCGGCACATCAATGCCCAGTACCGGGTCTGGCTGACCCGCAACACGTAGGAGGTACCGGCATGGCCGGAATCGACGCCTTCGGAATCGCCTTCCAGCGGTCCGACATGGCTACCCCTGGACCCGCTGTCTTCACCGCGATTGGCAACGTCACCAGCGTGTCCGGTCCGGAGATTGAGCGGGAGACGTACGACGTCACCGCGCACGACAGTGAGGACGGCTGGCGGGAGTTCATCGGCGGTCTGAAGGACGCCGGAGAGGTCTCCGTGGAGCTGAACTACGACCCCGTCAAGCACGACGAACTAGTGGCCGACTTCGACGACGCGAAGGCCCGGGACTACAAGCTGGTGTTCCCCCAGGGGAAGGGCTCCTGGGCGTTCCAGGCGTTCCTCACCGGCTTCTCCCAGGAGGCCCCCGTGGACGACAAGCTCTCTGGCGAACTGACTTTCAAGGTCACCGGTAAGCCGACTATCACCCCTGGAGTGTGACCCTGATGTACCTGTCCGCTGACGACATCCTGAACGCTGACGACCTCCCGAAGGAGCCGGTATCGGTCCCTGAGTGGGGCGGCACTGTCCTGGTCCAGGGCATGTCCGGCACCGACCGCGACCGCTTCGAGTCGGCCATGCTGAATGACAGCATGGACGGGATCGCGAAGGACCGCGCCATGGAGATGTACCGCGCCCGCCTGGCCGCCGCGTGCATCGTGGACGAGTCCGGTAAGCGGCTCTTCCAGGGCGCTGCGATCAAGCGTCTGGGCGAGAAGTCGGCCCAGGCCCTGTCCCGTGTCGTGGAGGTCGCCTCCCGCCTGTCGGGTCTGACGGACTCCGACGTCCAGGAGCTGACGGGAAACTGACGTCCCGCCCTGAGCGGCTCTTCTACTTCCGGCTGGCCGGGCATCTTGGCATGACGGTCCGGGAACTCCTCGCGCGCACCACGTCCCGTGAACTCACGGAGTGGCAGGCGTACGAGAGGGTCTCGGGCCCGCTGGATGCCCGGCTTCGGACCGACATTGCGGCTTCGATCCTCGCTGCGACGGTGGCGAACTCCGCTGGCGGTAAGAAGCGGGCGAAGCCTGCCGACTTCATGCCTGTCTGGTTCAAACGGAAGAGGACGCCTGAAGAGATCTGGCAACAGGTCATGAAGGCGAACGCTGCCCTGGGCGGGGCCATCGCTTCCCCCGAGTAGGAAGGGGGTGTCCAGTGGCCACGCTGGCATCTCTAACGGTGCGGCTGGGCATCGACACAAACCCCCTGGCTACGGGCGCCCGCCGCGCCATGGCCTCCGTCCGTTCGCTGGCGTCCACCATGGGAACGACGCTGGCCAACGGTGCCCGTGCGGGTGCGGCTGGCGCAGGCAAGGCACTGGGCCTGTTGCCCGGCATGATGAAGGCGGTGTCCATCGGGGCCGTGGGTGCCGCTGGCGCCCTGGCTGCGGTGCCCCTGGCCATCGTCGGCCTGGGTGTGATGGCAGCGGCCCAGACGGACCAGGTGAAGACGGCGTTCACCGGCCTGAAGGAACACGTCACGACTCAGATGCAGTCGCTTGCCCAGCCCATGGTCAAGCCGCTGGCTGACGCTGCGGGCCAGATGAAGGGCATCTTCGACAGCATCGCGCCCCAGCTCGGGAAGATGTTCCAGGCCGCCGCACCCATGATTCAGCCCCTGGTGGCTGGCATCGGGGACCTGGTCAAGGGCCTGGTATCCGGCATGGTCCCGATCATGGAGAAGGCCCAGCCTCTGGTAGAGACCCTGGCCCAGGGTTTCGGTCAGGTCGGTGACGCCCTGGGCGGCTTCCTGGAGGGCCTGTCCGGCGGCATGGGCGGCGCGTCGGATCTCTTCGCTGGCCTGTTTGATGCGGTCGGCGCGCTCCTCCCCACGCTGGGCCAACTGATGGGCGAATGCCTGAAGATCGCTGGCCCTGTCCTGGGCAAGTTGATGTCCGGCCTGGGTCCCGTCATCGAGCAACTGGGCGCCGCCCTGATGCCCGTGATTGAAGCGCTGGGCCCGGTCATGGATGCCCTGGTTGACGCCGTCCTGGCGCTCCTCCAGGCGTTCCTCCCGATCCTGCCCGTCATCTCCTCCCTGGTGGTGGCGCTCCTCCCCGCCCTGGTCCCGATCATCCAGGCCCTGGTCCCCGTCTTCGGCGCCCTGGGCGAGATCATCGCGGCCCTGATGCCGATCCTGATTCCTCTGATCGCGATCGTGGCGAAGCTGGCGGCCATCCTGGGCCAGTACCTGGTGATGCTCATCAACACCGTGGTACTCCCGGCGATCAAGGCCATTGCGGCGATCCTGCGGGGCGACTTCGGCCAGGCATGGGAGTACGCGAAGCAGGCCCTGTCCGGCGCGATCAAGTTCATCATCTCCCTGGTGACGAAGCTGCCCCAGCAGATCTGGGCGGCGATCAAGCCGCTGGTTCAGAAGGTCTGGTCCGTCATGAAGGAGGCTGGCTCGAAGGCCGTCTCCGCCGTCACGGAGTGGATTGGCAACGTCGTGAAGTGGGTCAAGTCCCTTCCGGGCAAGGCGAAGTCAGCCCTGGGGAACATCGGCTCCACGCTCCTGGACGCCGGTAAGAAGCTGATCATGGGCTTCATCAACGGCATCAAGAACATGTTCGGCAACGTGAAGTCCACCCTGGGCTCCCTGACGTCCAAGCTGACGTCCTGGAAGGGCCCGGAGCGGCTGGATAAGAAGATCCTGACGCCCGCTGGCCGCATGGTCATCCAGGGCTTTCAGAAGGGCATCGGCGCCCAGGCTCCGTACTTGCGCAAGCAACTGAACGGCCTGACGTCGGACCTTCCCGGGATGACTGCGGACATCACGCCGAAGGGCGTCATCAACGCGTCCACGCGCAACGAACAGAAGGTTGTCTTCGACGTCACTGGGGCGGACGAAGACATGAAGCGGCTCATCCGCCGCATCGTCAAGACCCAGGGTCGCGGCAACGTCCAGACGGCCTTCGGGACCTACTGAGAAAGGAGGGGGCCGTGGCCTTCCCTCTCGACATCCGCACGGAGCTTCACCTGGCTGGAGCCTGGACCGACATCTCCCCTGACGTCTACGTCCGGGACCAGAAGGTCATCTCTCGCGGACGCCGGGACCAGGGCGCCGCCACGGACCCCTCCTCCCTCTCCCTGACTCTGAACAACCGGGGAGGCAAGTACGCCCCGCGCAATGCCATGTCGCCGCTGTACGGCCTGATAGGGCGTAACACGCGCGTGCGTGTGAGCGTGCCTGGCCTCTCCTCTTCGTACCTCCAGATGGAGGCTGACGGCGCCCAGACGGTGTCCACGCCGGACGCTGCCCCTCTCGACATCACGGGGGACCTGGACGTCCGGGCGGAGCTGGCCGCCAACTGGTACGGGCCTGACAACCAGACCGTCATCGGCAAGTGGGACGCTGCGACGAACCAGCGGTCCTACCTCCTCCGCATTGAGAACGGCGCCCTGTACTTCCATGTGTCCGGCGACGGCGGGGCGGCTAACGCGTGGTGGTTTGGTCGGACGCTCCCGCGCCTGCCCCAGCGTGCCGCCCTGCGGGCCACGTACAGGGCCGCCTCCAGGACGATGGAACTCTTCTGGGCGGAGTCCCTGGCCGGTCCCTGGACGTCCATCCGTGGCCCGTACGTCCTGGGCGCCACGGCCCCTACGGTCCTCTTCAACTCTTCGGCGCCGCTGGCTGTCGGCCTGGTGGACGCGTCGGCCAACCCGAAGTTCCCGCGCATGCCGTTCTCCGGCCGTGGCTACCGCTTCGAAGTGCGCTCCGGCATTGACGGCACGATCGTGGCGGCCCCTGACTTCACGGCCCTGGCGCCTGGCACGAAGGCGTTCACGGACTCCGCTGGTCGGCCCTGGACGCTGGCTGGCGGGACGGAGGTCCGGGACCGGGAGGACCGCTTCCTGGGTGAGATCTCCTCCTGGCCCACGGAGTGGTCCCTGGACGGCTCCGACGTGTGGACCCCCATTCAGGCGTCCGGCATCCTGCGCCGCCTGGGCCAGGGACAGAAGCCGCTCGATTCGACGCTCCGGCGCCGCATCCCGTCCGGCAACCCGGTGGCCTACTGGCCGATGGAGGACGACGGTACGACCACGCGCGCGTACTCCCCGCTGCCTGGCGTGGAGCCTGCCTCTGTGACCGGCCTGGAGTTCGCCTCCGCGTCGGACCTGGTGTCATCGGCCCCGCTCCCGAAGCTGACGGCTGACGCGTCGCTGGCGGCCCCCATTCCGTCCACGATGCCGTCCGGCGCCTACCAGGTGGAATTCCTGTACAACGCTGACGACAAGCCGCCCACGGACGACTACCCGGAGGTCATGTCTTTCTCTTCCCCGAACGGCACGGTTCGCCGCTGGTCCCTGGCGCTGAAGAAGGGCGTTGCGTGGATACGTGGCTACGGCTCCGGCACGGACTACGTGGTGAACCAGGCCGTGGGTATCGGGGACGACGTCTTCCATGGCTGGGTGCGGTTCCGCCTCTGGGTCCGTGACTCGGAGACGACGCCGGGCACGGTGGAGTGGCGCGCGAACTGGCAGGACGTCGGTGGCGACGCTGGCGGCTACGGCTCCTCCTACACGGGCACGGCTGGCCGTCTGTCGTATCTCACTGCGAAGTGGGGGCCACTGACGGAGGGCTGGGGCATCGGCCATCTGATGGTTCTGGCGACGGCGAGTGACACGCTCCTGAACGGGTCTGACGACGCGTTCCATGGCGAAACGGCCTGGGAGCGTCTGCGCCGCCTGGCCTACGAAGAGAAGATTCCCCTTGCCCGCATCCCGGGTGAGCTGGAGCCGGAGCGTGTCGGCTACCAGCGTCAGGACACGATCCTGAATCTCCTGGACGACGCCGCCACGGCTGACGGCGGCATGTTGCTGGAGGACCCGCGCAGGGTCGGCCTGGTCTACCGGGACCGCTCCTCCCTGTACACCCAGGAGCCGAAGCTGGTCCTGTCGTACACGGCGCCTGGCCTGGGTCCGGAGCTGAAGCCTGTCGACGATGACAGCTCAGTGCGGAACGACATCACGGTTACGCGTGACGGAGGCACGTCCGGGCGGGCGTTCCTGGAGGACGGCCCCCTGTCCATCCAGCCTCCGCCGTACGGCATCGGCAAGTACGACGAAGCGGTAACGCTGTCGCTCGCACACGACACCCAGCCGGAGCCTGTCGCGAACTGGCGGCTTCACCTGGGCACGCACGACGGCGCCCGGTACCCCACGGTGTCCGTGACGTTCCACAAGCCTGGCGCAGAGGTCCACATTCCTGCCGCGCTGGGCCTCCACGAAGGGGACCTGATCCGGCTTACCGACCTCCCGCCCTGGGTGGCTCACGGGGACGTGGACCTGATCGTGGAGGGCTGGACGGAGACCCTGGACCTGTACACGTGGTCCATTGACTTCAACTGTTCCCCGGGCGGCCCCTGGAACCTGGCCGTAGTGGAACACCCGACGTACGCGAAGGTGGACACGGACGGCTCCACGCTAGGCGCCCCAATCGGGGCGTCTGACACGGCCCTGGTAGTCCGTTCCGACCCTGGCCCCCAGTGGACGGCGGATCCGCAGGACGCACCCATCCCCGTCCAGTTTGGTGGGGAGGTCGCCCGTGTGGACGCTGTCGGCCAGCTCCTGTCCGCGAACCCGTGGCTGGACTCCGGCCTGTCTGGCTGGGTCGGCCAGGCGACTGGAGCCGTGGCGCTGGACACGAACGTGGTTCACCCGCAGGGCGGCGCGTCTGCCCGCGTGACGCCGACTGGTACGGGAGGGTCCAACTCCTTCGCCATGTCGACTCGCGCCCCCGGCACGGCTGGGCTGTCATACACGGGCTGCTACTGGGTGTACTCCCCTGCGGGTTGGGTGGACTTCCGCGTCTCCTTCGACTGGTACAACGCGTCTGGGACGCTCATCTCCACCACGTCCCAGCCTGCCCAGGCTGTCCCGGCGGGCCAGTGGACGTTCATGACGTTCACTGCTACGGCCCCAGCGCTGACGACCAGCATCGTGGCCCGCGTGCGCCAGGGAACTACGCCCCCAGCTTCGTCGGTCTACCACGTGTGGGGCCTGCGCCTCCTGGGGCCTGGCTCCGGCGCCGCCCTGTCCGACACGTTCAGCCGTACCAATAGTGGCGGCTGGGGGTCGGCTGACACGGGCCAGACCTGGTCCACCACGGGTGGCGCGGCGGCTGACTACGCCGTGAACGGCACCGTGGGCCAGCACGTCATGAACACCCGGAACATCCTGCGCTACACGTACACGCCTGCCTCTTCGGCTGACGTGGATGTCCGTACGGACTGGGCCATGGACAAGACGGCGGTGACTGACTCGAACTACGTGTTCCTGATGGCCCGCTACACGGACACCACACACCTGTACTTCGCACGCGTCCAGGTGTCTGGTACCGGCCAGGCCATGACGTTGACGATCCGCAAGCGCAACGGCGCGGAGGTCCAGGTGGGCGGTTCGGTCGGCCTGGGCACGTACACGCCGGGCACGTTCTACACGCTGCGTCTCCAGGTGACTGGGTCGACGCTTCAGGCGAAGTGCTGGCAGCGCGGCACGCTGGAGCCTGACGCCTGGCAGATCACCACAACTGACACTGACCTGACCGCAGTTGGGTCGGTCGGTTGCCGGTCGCTGGTGGGTTCGACGTCCACGCAGACGCTGCCTGTGACGGCCAGCTTCGACAACTTCCAGATCTTGGACGCCCAGACGTTCACGGTGACTCGTTCCGTGAATGGCGTCGTCAAGTCTCACGCGGCGGGGACCCCGGTCAGCCTGGCGTTCCCCGCTGTCGCTTCCCTCTGAAGGAGGACCCCTCTTGTCTACTCCCGTTCAGCAGTGGCTCCCGGGCATGAACATCACTGCGACGCGCCTGGAGGCCATGAACCAGCGTGCGTTCTTCATGGTGACGAACTACGGCGCCGACTCGTCCGGCACGGTGGACGCCGCCCCGTCCATTCAGCTCGCGCTCAATGACGCGCGGGACCGTGGGGGCGCCCAGGTCCTGGTCCCTCCGGGGATCTACCTCCTGGGCGCCACGCTGCGGATCTACACGAACACCCGCCTGACCCTGATGGCTGGCGCGGAGTTCCGGCGCAACCACGGCGGCACCATGCTCCTGAACGGTGACGCTGGCCAGTCGTTCGGCGGCTACACGGGTAACTCCCGCATCACGATCGAGGGCGGTCTGTGGAACATGCGCGGGACGACCCCGGGCATGACCTCCAGCGCCATGTGTATGTCCATCGGCCACGCCACGGACATCACGATCCAGGACCTGGAGATCCGGGACCTTCCCGGGTACCACGGCATTGAGCTGAACTCCACGTCCCACGGCACGATCCAGAACTGTAAGTTCCGTGGCTACGTCGACCCGGGCGCGCGTGACTTCAGCGAGGCGATCCAAATCGACCTGGCGAAGTCCGTGGGGGTCTTCGGCGGCTTCGGCCCGTACGACCACACCCCGTGTGAGGACATCCTGGTGACCGGGTGCCACTTCGGCGCGTCCGGCACCGCTGGGACCACGTCCTGGCCGCGTGGCGTCGGGTCGCACTCGGCGACGATCGGCCGCTGGCACCGCCGGATTCGGATCTCTGACAACTCCTTTGAGGGCCTCCTCCAGTACGCCGTCAGTGCCTACAACTACGAGGACCTGACGATCACCGGTAACACCTTCGTGGGGTGTGGTTCCGGCGTGCGCGTGCGTGCGGTCATCCTGTCCGACGCGGAGGACACGAAGGACGTCAACGGCAACCCCACCGGCGCGTCCCAGAACATGCGGAACATCGCCATCACCGGCAACTCCTTCCGCGACATGGGCACCTACGCCGACGTGATCGAAGTCCGGGGCGAGACGTCGGGGACGGTGTTCAACCTGACCGTCTCCGGCAACGTCCTGGACACGTCCGGCGCGTCGGCCAACGGCGTCAGCCTGAACTACGTGGAGCGCGCCTCCGTCACGGGTAACACCATCGCGAACATCGGCAACACCGCCGTCTCCATGGGCAACAGTTCCGCCCGCCTGGTCGTGTCGGACAACCAGATCACCTGGGGCCACGGCTACGGCATCACCGCTGTCGGCGTCACGAACACCACGATCGCGAACAACCAGATCCACTTCCCCGGCTTCGGCGGGATCCTGGTGGATTCCAGCGCGAGTGACGTCCAGCTTCTGGGCAACTTCATCAAGGGCCCGTCTCGGGACACGATCGCGACCAACTACCACGGGATCAACGTCACGGGTAGCTCCTCCTCCGTGGAGGTCATCGGCAACAAGTGCCGCCCGTACGGCTCCGGGAACGAAGCGCAGTACGGCTTCAGGGCCGGATCTGGCGTGACCCTCCTCCGCCGCTACGGCAACGACTTCCGTGGGTCGACCTGGCGCAGTGCTGCCAGCGCTGGCGTGTTCATCACTGCGGGTGTGACCGAAGACAACGGCACCGCAGACCTGGGCTGACCCTCCCCCCTCTCCGTAAACGGCCCCCGGTTCCTGGCAGCGCGCCAGCCCGGGGGCCCCCTATGCCTCTTGGAGGACTTCATGGCTCGCATGTCTGGCGCTACCTGGCGCCCCATCCCGACCAACTACACGAAGGGCGGCCAGGACGCTGTTTACGGCGTCGTCGTCCACATCATGGCGGGGACCCTGCCTGGGTCTGACGCCTGGTTCCGCAACCCGAAGGCGCAGGCTTCGAGCCACTTCGGTACCGGCAAGGCTGGCGCCCTGTACCAGTGGGTGGACACGAAGGACCGGGCCTGGGCGCAGGCTGGCGGTAACCGGACGTGGATCTCTGTGGAGAACGAGGGCCAGGGCGGCGACACCCTGACCACGGCCCAGCTTCAGCGCAACGCGGAGGTACTGGCCTGGGCCCACAAGGTCCACGGCGTCCCCCTCCAGTTGGCCAGTGGCACGTCTGGCCGTGGCCTGGGCTGGCATGGCATGGGCGGGTCGGCCTGGGGCGGACACACGTCCTGTCCGGGCTCCAAGATCGTGGCCCAGCTTCCGGAGATTGTCCGCCGGGCGAAGGCCATCGTCGGCCAGCCTGCGGACACCACGCCGGACAAGCCGTCCACTGCGGACACGTACACGGTGAAGGCTGGGGACACCCTGTCCGGCATCGGCACGAAGCTGGGTGTCGCCTGGCGGACCCTGGCCACGCTGAACGGACTGAAGGAGCCGTACACCCTGGCCGTCGGCCAGAAGCTGAAGGTCAGGGCGGCGGACACGCGTCCGGTCGTTGACCTCTCGAAGCTGGTTGCTGCGGCCAAGAGCAACCCGGCGGCCAAGGGGACCCCGGTCACATACGCGGGTGTCCGGACAGTCGAAGACGCCCTTGTCCGCGCTGGCCTCCTGTCCGCGTCCGCTGCGGACGGCCATTACGGCACGGCCACGGTCACGGCCTACGCCGGGTGGCAGCGGAAGTGTGGCCACACCGGACAGGCAGCGGACGGCATCCCCGGCCTGTCCACCCTGTCCGCCCTGGCCGCGAAGTACGGCTTCCGTGTGACCGCGTGATGGGACAGGAGCGGACACGGTGAGCGACGGCCAGGACCTGGGCCACGTGACGATCGGCGCCCGGGAGATCTACGACGAACTAGTGGCCATGCGTGAGGAGTCCCGCAACTCCGCCCAGTCCCTCCAGGGAGTGGTGAACACGCTGGCCGACCACGAGACACGTATCCGGGGGGTGGAGCGCTGGAAGTACAGCGTTCCCACTGCCCTGGTGACTGCGGTCATCTCAGCAGGGGTGACTATCGCGACGAAGTTGGGAGCTTGACCCCATGGAGAACCTGAAGACGATCCGCGCCTGGGTGGCCGGTCACAAGCGCATCACGCTGGCCGTGGGCGCCCTGGCCGCGTCCCTCCTGGCGGAGTACCTGCCCGGCGTCCCCGTGGCGCCCCTGACGGCCCTGGCTCACGCACTCCTGGGCATCTGATGGGGGAGGTCCTCTCCGGCCTGGTGGTGACAGCACTGCCGACCGGGGAGGACCCCATGAACTACATCGCACTGACCGGCCTGGCCCGCAGCGGGAAGGACACGGTCGCCGCCCGCCTGGTGGAGCGCCACGGTTACGTCCGTGTGGCCTTCGCTGACGCCCTGAAGGTTGCGGCCCTGCGTACGGACCCGTACATCCCGCTTCCGGCGGCCAGGGTCACGGTCAGGCTGTCGGCCTTGATCGAGCGCATCGGCTGGGAGCTGGCGAAGGACCGGTACCCGGAGGTCCGGCGCTACCTCCAGGAGTACGGCCAGACGGTCCGTGAACTGGACCCGGAGTTTTGGATGCGGGCCGCCTGGCGCGCCGCCGGTGACGCCCGGAACGCGGGCCACCCGGTCGTGTTCACGGACGTCCGGTACACGAACGAGGCTGACATGTTGCGGCGGAACGGCTTCGACATCGTCCGCGTGACGCGCCCTGGCCAGACGCCTGGGGCGCATGTCAGCGAGCGCCAGATGCTCGCCTACCACGCGTCCCGCACGATCGTGAACGATGGGTCCCTGGAGGACCTGGCCGCGCTGGCTGACTTGCTGGCGTTCCCCCAGCGGTTCGCCCTGGGGATGGATGCGTGACTGAGAGGGGTCCCTTCGGGGGCCCCTTTCTGCGTTCCAGGCGCCCCTAGGTGGGCGGCTGCGCTATGGTGACGGCTCATCACCGACGATCACGGGAGCGACCATGACGAAGAAGTCCGACGCCCAGGACCTGATCACCCGCATCACGACCCTGCGCCTGGAGGGCAAGGCGGAGAGTGCGGAGGCCATGCGCAATGAGGCGGAGGCAGCGGTGAAGGCGTGCGCCCCGAAGGACCGCAAAGCCCTGACGGCGGAGCTGGAGACTGCGTTCACGCTGGAGCCAACGACGGAGGCGGAGCTGTCGGCCGAACTGACCCTCTCCTCGTACCACGAAGTGGAGGGCGTGGACGGCCTGGTCCAGGAGGCCGTCGGCCACGTCGTGAACGCCGTTGACGAAGGGCTGAAGGCGGCAGATATGGCCCGGTCCATCGCGGAGACCCTCCTGGAGGCCCGCCTGTTGATGCCCAACAAGCATGGCCTTGCGGACATCGTCGCCGACTCGAAGTACACGAAGAACATCGCCCATGACACGTTCGTGAAGGCCCGGGAGGGTGTCTCGGAGGAGGACGTGGACCGCTGGGCCACTCACCAGTCCCTGGCGAAGGCCGTCCGCAACCGCATGTCTGACGTCATGGTGGAGCGGCTCCGTTCCCTGGACGCGAAGCCGGAGAACTTCCCGGCGGACACCATGGCGAAGGCCAGGGCGGAGTTCCCGAAGCTGTCCCCCACGGAGGCCGTTTACGCCCTCTACGAGAAGCACGACATCAAGCTGCCTCGCAAGGGCCGCACGGAGCTGGCGCGAGAGGACGCACGGGCGCGTGCTGCCCTCCTGAAGGCGGCCCAGGCCGGGGAACTCCCCGCCGGTGATGACTCGGCGGCTGACGCGGCGGCTGACATCGAAGCCGTCGAGCGCCTGGAGAACTCCTTCGTGCGCCTGGCGCACCGTGCCGAGAAGCGGTCGCCGGAGGATCGGGCGAAGGTGAAGGCGCGCATCAACGCTGCGATTGCGTCGCTGGCGGCGGAGGCGGCGCGGCTGTAGTTCAGCGCTGAGTACGAGGGGTCGGCCCGCCTGGGTCGGCCCCTTTTGCTGTGTCTGGGGGTCAAGACGACAGCGAAGAGGACTAGGCAAGATGAGTCTTTATTTTGAATTGTTTGATCTTCCAATCCACTAATACATAACTCTGCCTCTCTTCAATGGCCTCTCCGGGTAAGTCAAACAATTCCCCCTTTCGACTCCCCGGGCGGCGCCCTCCGCTCTTCGCTGGGAGAGGTTCTCTCCGGATCAGTAGTGAAGGAAAACCTTCCGAATTCACTACGGCCCCGGAGGTCCCCGCATGTCTGCCATCAACACCCAGAAGAGCAAGGGCGCCCGTTTCTACGTGAACGACGCCCGCCCCGGCGTCAGCGTCCCCGGCGTGACCAGCGTCATCTCCATGTTGCCGAAGCAAGACTTTCTGGGCCCCTGGCAGGCTGGTATGGCCGCAGACCTGGCCATCGACTCGTTCGGCTACCTGAAGGACATGGCCGACCGGGACCGCGCCGGAGCGCGCCGGTACATCGCCGGAGCGGCCCGCCGGTACACGGAGGTCCGTTCGAAGCTGGGCTCCCGCGCACACGACGTCTTTGAGCGCCTGATGAACGGTGAGGACGTCTCGTACGTCCACCCGGACATCACGAACCACGTCCAGCACTTCCGGGACTTCCTGGCCGCCGTAAACCCGGAGCTGGTCCGCGCGGAGGACGTCGCCTGGTCGTACGAGCACGAGTACGCCGGATCCTTCGACGCGATCCTTCGCATCTGGGTGGAGGTCACCCCGAAGGGCCTGGTCATCACCCCGGACCGCTCCGGCACGCCGATCCTGGTCATGGTCGACTACAAGACGTCCAAGTCGACGTACAGCGACGTGGCCCTTCAGCTCGCTGCCTACCGCTACGCCGATGTGGTCATCGACCCGGACGGGAACGAAGAGCCCATGCCGGAGCTGGACGCCGCTGCGGTCCTCCACATCACTGACGACCAGTGGGCCTTCAAGGGCGTTCGCGCCGACCGGGACGTCTTCGACGCGTTCCTCACCCTGCGGAAGGTGTTCGGCTGGGTCCGCGAAGACTCGAAGGACGTCATCGGCAAGCCCCTGGCGAAGTCGGCTGGCGGGATGGTGACCGGCACGCAGCGACGCGGCAAGTAGTTCCACCCAGGCCCCTGGTCTGGCCCTCACGGGCTGGGCTGGGGGCCTTTCGTGCGTCTGGGGGAGGTCCTCTCCGGCATGGGGGCGACACAGCTTCGCCACTGAGAGGAGCGCCCCCGTGCGCGTCTACCGAGTCGGTCACGAAGAGAAGACCCGTTCCATCGCTGGCACCCGGTTCCCGGTCGGCCCGTACAACGGCCTGGACTACGAGGAGTCGACGGAGGACCTGGACCAGATGATCTGGGCCCACTCCGGCTACGGCTCCGACAGGCACCACCCCAGCCCGTTCGCAGACCCGGCCCTGGCCGGTATCCGGGACGTGGAGGTCTGCGGCTTCGGGTCGCTGGACGCCCTCCTGGACTGGTTCGACTCGTGGCTGTCGGCCCTGGAGGACAACGGCTTCCGCGTCTGGGTTTACGACGTGCCTGACGCCTCTGTCCGCGTGGGTGCCGCCTTCGGCCAGGTGGTGTTTACGGCCGCTGACGCCGTGCCCGTGGAGGACCTTCCGGTCCCGCTGGGCCCGCTGCAAATCGCCCTCTTCTGATCTGGGGGAGGTCCTCTCCGGTGAGTACCAGAGGGCCACAACGGCCCGCCCTGGTCGACCGGGAGAGGTTCTCTCCGGTCAAGGGGTGAGGCGAGAGAACGCCACTTCGTCAGTCATCTTCAGGAGGTACCCCCATGCTCGACATCTTCGCCACTGACCCCGAAGCGAAGGCCCAGCGCGAGGAGCGCGAGGCGGCCAGCCAGCGCGTGTCCCGTCCGGAGTTCGCCTTCCAGTTCCGGTCCGGCAAGATGAACGGCCGTCAGCCCATGTCCCTCCGCCAGTGGCGCATCACCACTCCGAAGCTGGAGGTCGCGGAGGCCCTGAAGGAGTTGTACGGCGGGACGATCGGTGAGGCCCCGAACGGGGACTACGCGGTGGACACGGCCACGAACCAGATCGAGGTCATCGTGGACGGCTCCAAGATTGAGTCCAAGCTGATCCAGTGGGCCGACGGCCTCCCGATCCACGAGTGTGACGGCTCCGTCTTCCTGTCGCCCGACGCCGACAAGGGCAACCCGTGCGGGTGCCCGCGCATCCTGGCGGAGCGCAAGGAGAAGGCGACCCAGCGGCGCGGCCCGAAGCCGAACATCGTGATCCCGATCCGCCTGCCGCAGGACGAAGACCTGGGCATCGGCAAGTACACGGCCACGGCCTGGTCCTTCTGTGAGGACCTCCCGTACACCATGCGTGCGCTGGAGCGCATCAAGGGTGAGGCCCTCTGCGTCCTCCGCCTGGAGCACGTGGAGTTCACGACGAAGTCCGGTGAGGCCCGGGAGTTCACGAAGCCGGTCCTGGACGTCGTCAGCTCCTACCAGGAGGCCATCTCCGAGGACCCGGTGTTCTGATGGACGACTCCGCCCGCCTGGCCGCCGCTGAGGCTCCGGACGACATGATCCGGGGCCCCCTGTGGGCCTGGAAGCCAGGAGCCGTGAAGGCCGTCCTTCACGAACGCCGTCGCCGCTTCGGTATCGAAGATGAGCGCATTGACCCCAGCACCCTCACGGAGGAGGACGAGTAACGCCCCTGGCCTGACCCTGCGGGGTTGGGCCTTACGGCGTGAACAGACACCTACGTGAGGAGTGCCCGATGCGGACCTTCACCGCTGACCCCCGTGAACCCAGGCTCCCGAAGTGGGCCCAGGAGGACCTCTCCACGCTCCGCCGGGAGGTCGACACGCTGACTCGCCTGATCACGGACATGCGCGCCGAGATCCCCAAGACGGACACGTTCGTCTCCGACTACCTCCGGGGCGACACTCCCCTACCGCCTGGCGCCCGAATTGACTTCGTGATGACCCGCGACCCCGGGGCCACGGACACGTCCCAGCGCATCCAGGTGTACATCGGCCAGGAGGGCGGCCTGGAGATCCAGGGCGGGCGCGGCATCTGCCTGGAGCCCCGCGCGTCCAACTCGCTGCGGATCCGCCTGGAGCGCCGGTGACCTTCAACTTCGACATCTTCATCCGCGACGACGAGACCCCCAGCCGCCCCAAGAGGGGCGCCTACGAGAGGACTGCCCCCATGACTGCGACGTTCACCGTTGGCGAAGAGGTCCGCGTGACGACCCAGGGCCACAACGCCCGCGTGGAGTTCGGCCCGTACACGCCGGTGGCTGGCTCCCGGTCGGACGTCTACCTGGTGACGATGACGACCGGTCCGGAGAAGGGCAACGCCGTCTCTGCGCTGTCGTCCGCGATGCGCGCACTGCCGAAGTTCACGCGGGGCGACACGGTCCAGGTGGGCCTCCTCCGCACTCCGGCCACGGTGGCGGCTGGCCCGTTCCAGGACCGGGACCGGAAGGTCTTCTACGTCCTGGAGCACGCGAACGGCACGCACGAGACCCGCCCGGAGTCGAACCTGGAGAAGGTCGCGGCGACCCAGACCCGCTACTACGCCCTGGCCGGTACGCGCTGGGACCTGGAAGCGAAGTACATCGACACCGACGGGGATGTCTGGACGTTCAACGGCAAGCGGGTTGACGGCGTCCCGTTGCTGGACTCCCCGGACGCTGGCTATGGGTACCGGGACTACTCCCTGACCCGCGTCATCTCCTCCTTCGGCCCGCTCGTGAAGCGCACCGACTGACCGCCTGGTCCATCCCTTCGGGGGTGGGCCTTTCGGCGTGCCTACACCTACGAAGGAGGCACGCATGATCCGCACCATCCGGAAGGACCAGGCTCCCGCCCTGGGCGACATCCGAGACCTGGGCCGTGGGGACACGATCGTGGTCACTCACGACGCGAACCAGCGGAAGGACTGGGGCCGCTTCGCCTCCGCCATTGCTGACGCTGTGACCCAGGGCGCCGACGTCCGCCAGCTCCTGGGGGCATCCCAGTGAGCAACCCTGCGAAGGCCCGTGGGACCCGCTGGGAGTCCACGATCCGGGACTTCCTGAACGGCGTCCTGGAGTACAGCCACCCCACGGACTGGCGACTCATCAAGCGCCAGGCCCAGGAGGGCGCGAAGGACGTGGGAGACCTCCACGCCTGGCCCTTCGTCCTGGAGGCGAAGGACGTCAAGTCCCCTGCGGTGCCGACGTGGCTTCGTCAGGCCGACACGGAGGCCGTGAACGCTGGCTTCCCGTACGGCGTGGTGGTCCACAAGGTTCGCGGTAAGGGCCCTGGTGTGTCCCGGGTCCACATCACGCAGGCCACGTACGACCGCCTGACGCGTGACTGTCCCGACGTCGTGTCTGGCTCCTGTGTGCCCGTCTTCAATGCCCGCTCCGGCTACTGGACGTGGCCCCTGGCGGAGTTCGCCCAGGTCCTCCGAACGGTTCGGGAGAGGTTCTCTCCGGACCAGTGACGAAAGGCCCCGACGAGAGGAGACCCCCGTGGAGATGTCCGCGATTCTGGACCGTTTCACCGACGTTCACGACCAGCCTGACGGCGGCTACCTGGCGTGCTGCCCTGGGCACGGAGACAGCCGCCCTTCCCTGCGCATCTGGTTCGGGGAGGACGGCCGGGTCCGCATGACGTGCCGCGCCGGTTGCCCCACGGGTGACGTCATCAAGTCCGCTGGCCTCCGCTGGGCCGACATGTTCAACGCGACGGGTACGGCCTCCGTGGTCAGCTCGAAGCGGCCGGACATGGTCGGCACGGCGGAGGTCGCCCGCCTCCGGGTCTACCTGGACGCGGCCACGTCGCAACTGATGGCCCAGGCCGACGGTGTGGCGAGCGCTGCGGCGGCCTACGCATCCCGTCGTTTCGGCGTGACGGAGGACGACGCGGCCCGCCTGGGCCTGGGTGTCGACTCCGGCGAACTGGGCGGCCTGCCGGACCGCTCGAAGGGATACCGGTCCTTCCCGCGCCTGGTGGTGCCGCTGGTCGGCTTCGACGGTGTGGCCCGTGGCCTCCAGGGTCGCGACCTTTCCGGCGACTGCCCGGCACGGTGGATGTCCCTGTCCAACCCGGAGGGCCTCCGCTGGGCCCCGTACGGCGTTCTGTGGGCCTCCCAGCCTTCGGACACGTTCCTGGTCACCGAAGGGCCTGGCGATGGCCTGACGGCCGTCTCAGCCGGATACAACGCCGTCATCATCCGTGGCGCCTCCCTGGCTAACTCCCCCGAACTGATTGCGGAGTTGGCGGCTGGCCTGAAGGGCAAGCGCGTCCTAGTCGCTGGCGACAACGACGACGCAGGCAACGGCTTCACGAAGCGTCTGACGGACGGCCTGGCCGCCAACGGCGTACCGACTCACTCCCTGACCCTCCCCCACGCCGGGGACGACCTGACTGACTGGAGGGCCCGTTCCGTGAACGACTTCAAGCCTGCCCTTGACGCTGCCGTGGCCGCCGCTGACCGCACCCAGACGGAGGCCCCGTCCCTGGTGGACATCTCCACTGGCACGCTGACGCCGGATTCCGCCCAGGTGGACCGGATCGTGGACCTGTACTACGGCATGTTGAAGCGCTACGGGGCGTCTGACGTCCTGAACGCTCACCTCCTGGTGGCCTTCGCTGACGGCGCGATCAAGTACGCGCCCGGCCTGGGGTTCTTCACCTGGACGGGCCGTGTCTGGGAGCGGTCGGACACCCGCGTCCGCCAGACGGTCCACTTCATCGGAGCCGCCCTGATGGCCGCCGCAGATGAGAAGTCCCAGGAGAAGACCAGCGACGACAAGACGGACCCGGGCGACGGCCTCCGCAAGGCTGCGAAGGGGTTCACGACCCGCCGCAAGATTGACGACATGTTGGCGGAGCTGGAGTCCGTCCCTGCGGTTCACGTCCGGCCGTCTGAGTTCGACCGTCAGCCTGACCTCCTGTCGTTCCGCAACGGCACCGTGAACATGCGCACGGGCCAGATCCGGGAGCACCGTAAGGAGGACCTCCTGACGTACTGCCTGGACATCGACTACAAGCCGGACGCCGAGTGCCCGCGCTTTGAGCGCTTCCTGGAGGAGATCTTCCCGGGAATGCCGGAGATGCCGTCCTACATTCAGCGGCTCCTCGGTTACGGGGCGTCCGGCCACACGTCGGAGCAGTGCTTCGCGGTCATGTGGGGCAAGGGCGCGAACGGTAAGTCCGTCCTGATGGACGCGATGACCAACGTGTTCCGCCCGATCACGACGACCACGCCCTTCGCAACCTTCGAGGAGCGTTCCAGCGGCGGCATCCCGAACGACATTGCGGCCCTGCGTGGCGCCCGCTACGTCATGGCCTCCGAAGGTGAGGCAGGCAAGTCCATGTCCGAAGCGATCCTGAAGCGGATCACCGGTAAGGACGAGATCACCGCCAGGTTTTTGCGTCAGGAGTTCTTCACCTTCAAGCCCTCTTTCCTCCTGATGCTGGCGACCAACTTCAAGCCGAAGTTTCGCGGCCAGGATGAGGGTCTGTGGCGCCGCGTCAAGCTGATTCCGTTTACGCGGTTCTTCAAGCCGGAAGAGCAGGACCACACCCTGGACCGCACCCTGGCCGCAGAGGCGGAGGGCATTGCCGCGTGGGTCGTGCGGGGCGCCATGGAGTGGTTCCGCGACGGCCTCCAGGACCCGGAGCGCATCAAGGATGCGACGAAGGAGTATCGGAAGACGTCGGACGCCCTGGCTGGGTTCTTCCCCGGCGTCCTGGAGACGTGCGAGGACTGCGGAGAGATGTCCGCCGGAGCCGTCTACCAGGCGTACCGGTCGTGGTGCGAGGCGGAGGGCCTCCCCTCCCGTGAGCAATGGACCCGCCGGACCTTCCTGGGGGCCATGGAGGAGCGCGGCATCCAGCGCCGTGACACCGCTAAGGGCGTCGCCCTGGTCGGCGTGCGCCTGGTCTCCACTCACGAAGACGTCCCCGCCGGTCCCGGCATCTTCGCCTGATGGGAGAGGTCCTCTCCGGTCGGTAGTGGCCGCCCTGGTCGGGCCCTTCGGGGTCCGGCCTTCGGTCGTGACTACCCCCGATCGAGAGGAGCCCTTCCGTGCGTCACTTCAGCGGATCCCTGAACGGCCAGCCCTGGGACGGATACGTGGTGGAGCGTCCCCAGGACCTCCGCCCCTTCGAAGCCTGGGTTCGCCGCATGGCCGAAGCCGGTACGCCGGTGGCCGTCGACTCGGAGACGACCGGGCTCAAGATCTTCGCCTACGGGCCCGGCTTCCTACGCCTGGTCCAGTTCGGCACGGAGGACGAAGCCTGGGCACTCCCCATCGAGCATGGCCGGGTGTTCGCGGAGTCCGCTGCCTGGGCCCTGCGCACGCTGCCGGACCTGTCGGCCCACAACTTCGCTGGCTTTGATGCCCTGGTCTTTGATGAGCACCTGGGCGTGCCGCTGGAGGAGACCCTGGCGAAGGGGACGGATACCCAGATCCTGGCGAAGCTGGTGGACCCGCGTCAGCAGATGGAAGGCGGGATTGGGTCCGGCCTGAAGGCGAACTCCGCCCACTACATCGACGCGTCCGCGCCGGACACCCAGGACGGCTTGAAGGCCGTCTTCAAGGAACTGAAGCTGAAGATCGCGGAGGGCTTCGAGAAGGTCCCCTTGGACCACCCCACGTACCTGGAGTACGGCCTCCTGGACGTGATCCTGTGCTCCCGCCTTCGGCCCCGCCTGGAGGCCACCCTGGCGCGTCTGGGCGTCCCCCAGCGGCTGTCCCAGTACGAGCACCGCGTAGCGCGCATCTGCGCCCAGATGGTTCGTGCGGGCATGGAGCTGGACGTGGCGTACGCGACGGCCCTCCAGTCGGACCTCTCCCAGGATGCCGACACTCACGCGGCCATCGCTGCCCGGTACGGGGTCGACTCCGTGAACTCCGGCCGGAAGGTCGCCGACGCCCTTATGGGTATGGGCGAGACCCTCACGGAGAAGACGGCGTCCGGCGCCTGGAAGGTCGATAAGGCCGTCCTGATGGCCCTGGCCGACCTGGACCGTGACTGGAAGCCGATCGGCTCCCGCACGCCCAATCCGCTGGCCGACGCGGTCCTTCGCTCGAAGCGGTCCGGCAAGTGGCGTTCCGCCTACGCGGACAACTTCCTGACCAACGTGTCCGCCGCCGGTCGCATCCACCCCAACATCCAGTCCATGCAGGCCCGGACGTTCCGCATGTCTGTGACCCAGCCTGCGGTCCAGACGCTCCCCAGCTCGGACAAGATGATCCGCCGCGCGCTCCTGGCCGACGAAGGCCACGTCCCCGGCTCGGTCGACTTCCAGGCCGTGGAACTGCGCGTCCTGGCGGCCCTGGCCGACGTGAAGAAGATGAAGGCGGCCATCGCTGCCGGAGAGGACCTCCACTCCTACACGCGAAGCCTGGTGTTCCCCAACCAGCCGGACCCTGACGACAAGCTCCGCAAGATCTGCAAGGGGATCGCCTTCGGGAAGGTGTACGGCGGTGGCGCTGCGACCGTGTCCCGCCAGACAGGCGCCCCTCTTGAGGCGGTTCAGCGCGCCATGGCCACGTACGACCGGGTGTACCCGGAGGTGGGCCGCGCCGCGAAGGACTGGCGGATCGAAGCCTTCAACAACGGCATGGTGGCGGAGTCCATCACCGGCCACCGGCTCCCCCTGGACCGGGACCGCACCTACGCCGTGACGAACTACCTGGTTCAGTCCACGGCCCGTGACTGCCTGGGCCAGGCCCTGATCCACATGGATGAGAAGGGCCTGGTTCCGTTCCTCCGCCTCCCCGTGCATGACGAAGTGATCCTGTCCATGCCGAAGGCCGACGCGAAGGAGATCTCCCGCGCCGTGGCCGACTGCATGACCTTCGACCTGATGGGCGTCCCGATCGCTGCCGGTAAGCCGGACATCGGCATCCGCTCCTGGGGATCGCTGTACGGCGCCGACTTCTGACCGTCGGCCATACCGGGAAGCCCTTGCGCTCCAGGGCGTGAGGGCCTCCCGCGCTTCGCCTCCGCTGACCAGGCGTTCCACTCCCTGGAGGACTTCGAAGGCGGTAACCCACCCGCGTTCGACTCCACAGAGGTAACCGGCGCGCTGGAGGGCTCCGGAAGGTGATCCGCGACACGTCAGGCGCCCCAAATGAGTCGGCTGGCATATGCCGCTTTCCATGGTCATCTTCGAGTTGTGAAGGTCGGTAACGAACGGAACACGCCCCTCCACCCTGTCATCCCTGGGTAGGACCTGGCGTTTCGCCTTCGATTCATCGCTAGTAACCGCACGACTACCCGTGCGATCGTTGGTCTTGAAGTTGACCCGACTCAATTGAGTCGCCTAACGTTCACATCCTCGCCACAAACGAAGCGGATCGATCACCCGCCGTCTGTCTGGCGCGAATTTCCCACACCCACGCCCAGGGCACCGCCATGCCTTTTTGCAGGTCAGCCATGCCCTGGGCCCCCGTAGAGGAGCCCTTCAGTGACTGTCACCACCCGCCGCAACGTCATCGGTTCCATCGCTTCCGACGTCGTCACTGACGCCACCCTGGCCGCCGCGAAGGCCGGAGACCGGGACGCCGCCTACACGCTCCTGGCCGACAAGGTTGAAGCCTTCGAAGCGCTGGCCCGCCGTGCCGCGAACCTGTCCGACATCAACACCAAGGAAGGCATCCGCGCCGCCTACGTGGAGGACCTCTACCAGGAGGCGTGGGCCATCTCCTTGGAGCGCCTGGCCGGGTACGAGGGGGACGCCGCTGACGACTTCCGGGCCTACGCCTACCGCAGCGTGGAGCGGGAGCTGGGCAACCGTGCCCGCGCCCTTCTGTCGGAGGTCACGGAGGACCCGACCGGGAAGAAGCTCTTCGCCGTCCTGGTGAAGCACTTCCGGGAGCTGGACGTGGACCACACCTTCACGTACGCCGACTACCTGACCATGGCGGAGTCGGCCATCCAGGACCGGACCTTCCTGGGCACCTTCAAGGATGGTTCGTACGAGAAGCGCGGCCAGACCATGTCCTCTGAGCGCGCCTACGCCGCCCGCCTGGAGTACATGGGCACGATCTCCATCTTCACGCCCACGGCAGCGGGTATCGACGGCGAAGAGTCCACGATCGCGGAGACCCTGGCCGCCCGGACCGACGGTTCCACCGTGGAGGACGCTGCGGACGTGGCCGTGGTCGGCTACCGCCCGATCATGTGGACCCAGGCCGTCCGCACCCTGGAGGACACGGTGACGGTCCCGAAGGACGCCGACGACCGGGAGGCCCTCTTCCTGGCCCTGGACCGCTTCCGCGCTGGCACCGTGACGGCGGAGGACCTGGACCTGGTGGAGTCGCTCCCGTGCCGCAATGCTGACTTCGGTACTGCCGTGGCCATGCTCCGCGCCGTCTACACCCAGCGCGAGGAGGGCCCCGTCGAGTCGACCGCCCAGAAGACGGCTGACGCTGCCCTGGGCCGTGGCTCCATCGCCCTGTCTGCGGCCCGCGCTGGCCTGGAGAAGGCCACGAAGGACGCCGCCCGTCGCGCCCTGGTCCGCCGCCTGGTGGGGGGCCTGTCGGACAACCAGGCGTACATCCTGGCCGCCACGTTCGGCATGGGCGGCATCGGCAAGTTCCGGGATGACAAGGCCATTGCCCGCGCCATGAACAAGGCCGGATTCGAGGACATGGACGCGGACAAGGTCGCCCGCACCCGGAACAAGGCCATCACGACGTACCGCGCCCGCTGGGCCGCCCTGGAGGGCAAGCCGGAGGAGGTCGCCCTGGAGGAGTCCGCCACGAAGGCAGCGCGCCAGGCCGCGAAGTCGGAGAAGGAGGGTCGCACCTTCCGCGCCGACATGGACGCGTAACCGGGAGAGGTTCTCTCCGGCGAGTGAGTGAAGGGGGTCCCAACCCGGGGCCCCCTCTTCGGTACCAGCCGCCCCACTGTGGGCGCCTGACGAGAGGAGCACACAGTGTCTGACCTTGAAGCCCTGGGCGAGCACGAGTGTGGCGACGGTTGCCTTCCGTACATCCCGATGGAGTTCCAGGAGCTGGAGCGGCTCGACGAGTCCGAGCACATCGACGCCCTGTACGCGCTCCTGGAGCGCACCCGCGAACACGCGGCCCTCCTGACGCTGGCCCTGGCCCGCGAAGAGACCCCGGTCCGGATTCCGGCCCGTACGGCGGCCCTCCTCCTGGACCTGGACGAGATGGAACTGGACTGCGAGCTGGGCCACGAACCCAACTACGCGCCGGAGGAGGTCGTGGCCTACGCGATCGAAGCGCACGGCGGGGACGGCTACGTGGGCAAGGCAATGGAGGCCCTCTTCCGCCTGGAGCTGGGCGCCGACGAAGAGCCCGACGACGAAGACGACGACACGGAGGAGTGACCCGCTGGCCCCTGACCCTGACCGGTCGGGGGCCTTCGGGGTTGACCCCACTCAATTGAGTCGGCTACCTTCAGCACTCCACCCCAGTCGCCCCAAATGAGGCGGCTACCGAGAGGAGCACTTCGTGAACACGATCAAAACGCGCCTGACCGTTGCGGCTGGCGTGGTGATCATCGCCCTTACGGCGGCTGCGTTCTGGCTGTCGTACGCGCACCTTCACGACGTGGCAGCGACGTACGGCCTGGGCGGTTCGATGGAACGCGCCTGGGCCTGGCCCGCAACCCTGGACCTCTTCATCGTGGCCGGAGAGATCCTCATGTTGGTCGCTGCCCTGAACGGCAAGCGTGACCCCTGGGCCATCGGCCTGACCGTGGCTGGCTCCGTCGGCTCCATCCTCCTGAACGTGCTGGGCGTCGGCCAGGGCGCCCCGGTCCTGACCTACGTCGTCGCCGCTGTCCCGCCGTCTGCCGCGCTCCTGGCCTTCGGCGCCCTGATGCGCCAGCTCCACACGGCGGTTGCGGCGCCTGCCGTGGAGCCGCTGACGGTCGACACGAACGTGTCCCTGGAGGACCTGGACGGCGCGGCGTACGCCCGCAAGGAAGCCGCCCTGGAGGCCCCTGTGGCGTCTGCCGGGACCCCGGTGACCCTGGAGGACCTCCTGGAGGAGCTGGACGCAGAGCTGGCCACGGAGGCCCCCGAAGAGGACGACCAGGAGGAGCCCGTGGAGGTCCCCGTGGTCACCCAGGTTCACCGCATCACGTCGAAGCCGACCGTCGCTGAGATCGCCGCTGCCGTGGAGGACATCCAGCGCGACGGCGAAGAGCTGAACGGCTACGCCCTGGCTACCTACTTCGGCGTGTCCGACCGGTCCGGACGCCGCTACCTGGCCGCCTACCAGGCCGCCTGATTACCCCCAACTTCCGTACCACCAAGAGGAGTTCACGATGACCAACACCATCTCCGTCCAGGAGTTCCGCCACTCGTCGACCCAGGGTTTCTACCTGGTGGCCGGTACGGAGCGCGTCGCGACGGCCAACCAGTCCCGTGGCGGCTGGCGCCTGGTCTGGAACGTGGGCTCCGGCTCCCCCATCGTCGGCCTGACTCCGCTGTCCGTGATGCGCCAGGCCCTGGACGCCTGGCCGACCGTGCGGGCGACCGTGAAGGCGGAGCCTGCCAACGTGGTTCACGCCTCCACGAGCGTCCCGACGGTCGGCGTCCCGATGGGCGGCCAGCCTGGGTACCGGCGCCGGTGACGCCATTGGGGCCTCTGGGGTTGCTGTGATGCGCGACACAACCGCTAAGTAATTTGCGTTCGAGACTGGTCCCCTGACCAGCAACGATGGGCCCCTGGCTTCGGCTGGGGGCCTTCTGTTCATTGTGGTCTACACACATTCTTCACGCGGAGCACAACCTTCCGCTTCGATTTGATGTCTTTGAACATGCAAGTACCTGAACGCTTAGATGGGGGAAAGACATGGTTCACCACCTGGTCATGTCGCTTTGCGTGTTTGTGCCCATGCCGATCGCTCACGGCTGGGCCTGGGGCGCCGCATCGGAGGAACTGTTCCCTCCGGCGGAGGAGACCCTCCAAGACCTGGCCGAACTCCCGCGCGCCCTGCGCTCGTACGGCAAAGCCGTGGCCCAGATCATTCGCCCCCGCAACGGGGACCGGTTCAACGTGACCGCCTTCAACACCACGACCGGTCAGGCCGAAGGCCGGGACCAATGGGTCTGGGACACGGAGTTCCGCGCCTTCCGGCCGGAGGGGACACCCTTGGTCCCCGGGCTCCTCCGGAGTCGGCTCCTGACGGTCCAGCGGAGGCCGGTCAAGCTGGCCCCCGTGCCCCAGCCCAGCGAAGCCGCCCGCCGTCGTGTGATGCGTACCGCCGCCTGACACACCAAAGGGCCCCCACCAGCCGCCGCCAGTGAGGGCCCCGCATGCGCCTCCCGTTAGTGGAGGTCGTTCTGACGAACCAGGAGCGGAACCCCGGCCATCGGGCCGTCATCCTCTTCGCTGTCCGTCAGGACGCTAAGCCTCTCGCCCCGGAGGTCGGCCACAAGCACGGCTTCCCCCACCGCCCGCGCCAGGTACCCCACCACGATCCGGAGTTCGGCGCGGGACACCTTGTCGTCCTGGCACAGATCTGCCGCCCGAATGGTGTCCTCCTTCGCCGTCAACAACATCTGATCCTCCATGCGGTCGGCCAGGCGGCTGATCACTCCGCCGTCCGAAGCCGCATAGGCCGCCTTGCCTTCCGGGCCGTCCCAGGGCAGACGCCGCAGGGGGGTCGCGTTACTGTCGTCCATGTCGACTCCTAGTCAGTCGGCCAGCCCCGGGACCGTTCACGCGGTTGCCGGGGCGCCTTGCGTCTATCGAGCCTCTGACCTTACGCGCTTACGCGGTTACGCGGTAGCACGCTGGCGCGTTCCCGCAGACCCTGACCGTATGAACCTTGATCGCTCCGTCCCCGTGTGGCCCCAGGTCCGGGACGACCTACGCCGCCGCCTGGCCGCCCACGAGTGGGAGCCAGGCTCCCGCTTTCCCGGGACAGTCACGCTTGCCGCTGAATACGGTGTCACCCAGTCCACGGTTCAAAAGGCCGTGGTCTCGCTACGGGAGGAGGGCCTGGTGTTCACGGTCCTGGGCTCCGGTAGCTACGTGTCCCGCCCATCGACTTGACGCGACTCAATTGAGTCGCCTAGGTTGGGGTCATACCCACTACGAAGGAGCCCAAGATGACCGCCAGCCGCCCCACTCACTTCGCCCACACCGACGGAACCGTCTCCACCCGCAACTCCAAGACCCGCGTGTACGCCTGGGCCGTCGAAGAGCGTCGGGACCGCCACGCGGAGGCCCGCGACCTGGAGGCCCGCGCGGTGGAGCTGGAGGAGGAGCTGGCGACCTTCGAGCGACTCGTAGAGCTGAACCAGGTCACGCGCAAGACGTCGCCGTGGTCCTACCCGAAGGGCTCCAGCTACCAGGAGTTCTACCTGGACGACCAGGCGGGTGCGCGCGTCTGGCTCGGCTCCCAGGTGGTGGACGCCGACGGCCAGCCGGTCAACGAAGCCTTCAGCCACGCCGTGGAGATCGTGAAGCACCGTGAGCGGCTCCTGGAGCACATCGCCAGCACCCTCACGAAGTCCCAGGAGCTGGCCGACGGTCCCCGCTACACGTACCAGATCGTCCGCTGGTCGGAGCGTCGCGACTCGGCTTTCAAGGCCCTGTCCGCCTTCGACCGCAAGCACGCCGTCTACAACGTCGTGGAGGCCCAGGAGGGCAAGGCCCCGGCGAAGGTGGAGGCTCCGGCCCCCGCCCCGGTCGCGGAGCCTGTCGCCCCGATTGAGGCGCCTGCCGTGGACCTGGCCGACGTCCCGGCGGAGGTCGTGGCCGCTGTCCGCCTCCAGGCCGCGAAGGAACTTCTGGACATGGTCGAGACGGCCAGCCGCGCCAACGGTGCGGGCCTGATCACTGCGGCCCACCACCTGGCGCCGGAGCTGGACACCTGGGCCGCTGACGAAGAGCCGGAGGAGGAGCCGGAGCCGGAGCTGATCCGCGCGAAGGGCGTGCGCCTGACCCTGGGCCGCGCTGGACACGGGGGCGCCCTGGTCCGCCGTGGGGTCGGGTTCGGCGGCTACAGCATCCCCGGGGCGGCCCACGAGCCTGTCCGGTCCCTGAAGGTCTTCTGGCGCTCCCCTGACGGCATGGCAGACGAGAACATCCCGCAGGCCCGCAGGGACACGCTGGCGGAGTACACGGAGGCCCTGGAGGCACGCGGCTACACGGTGGAGAACGACGGCAAGAGCCTGACCGTGACGAAGCGGAAGCGCTGACCGAGACTGGCCCCCGGCTTCGGCTGGGGGCCCTCTTCGTGTGCCCGACTTGACGCGACTCAATTGAGTCGCCTAAGTTGGCCCTACAACCACAACGAAGGAGCGCAAAATGATCACGCTGAGCATCGCGGGCCAGGCGGCGGACCACATCGACGGCACGGGCATGGCGCAGGGCTCGGAGGACGCCGAAGAGATCCTGATCCGCCGCTACTGGGACGGCGCCACCATCCGCCGGTACGGCAAGGGCTACCGCCTGACGATGACGGCCCCGGCATGGGTGTGGGCCTGGATCCTGGACAGCCTGGACGCCCTCATGTGGTCGGACGACCTCACGGACGCTGAGCACAAGGCATACACGGCCACCATCAAGGCCATCCGCGACGCTGGCGCCGACAGTGCGGGTGCGGTCACCCGCCAGGAGCTGGAGGAGGCGGGCCTGGTCGAGCCGGAGGCGGCCCCGGTCGCGGAGGCGTCCCCGGTCGTGGAGGAGGCGCCCCAGGCTCCCGCCCACGTGTGCGACGAAGAGGCCGAGCGCGCCGCGTACACCCGCTACGTGTCGGACGGCATCGGGGACACGGACGGCTGGTTCGTGCCGGAGTCCTTCGACGCCTGGCGGGCCCACTACCACCGGGGCATCGGCCACCAGGAGCCGCGCCTGGAGGAGTGCGACGCGGACGGCGTCGAGTGCCGAGCCCCGAAGCACGAGCGGACGCGGATGTGGGAGGAGGGCCCCCGCCGCAAGCGGACCCGGGAAAGCATCTGTGACGGGTGCTACGGCCACCGCAACGCGCGCCGCCGGGCCTTGATCAAGTGCAAGTGCGGCGGGTACACCCGGGACGAACACCTGGCGATGGTGGAGGGCGGCTACCCGGGCCACATGTACACGGGCCTGATCTGACCGGCACGACGGTACGGCCCCTGGCTTCGGCTGGGGGCCACAGTGCTATGTGCGTACCTTGACAACATCCAATGAGTTTGTTCCCCTAGGCACATGACACCACCACCCATGAACCAGGCCGCCCGTACGCTGGACGACGTGAGAGCAGTTGTGTACGTCCGCCAGTCGAAGCGCAGGGACGACGGAAGTGAGGCCAGCCCGGAGGCCCAACGGGAGAAGTCGGAGGCCCTGATCAAGGCGAAGGGATGGAACCTGGCCGGGCACTTCGCCGACGTCGGCCGCTCCGGCTGGGACCCCAACGCGGAACGCCCGGAGTTCGACGAACTGATGGCCGCCGTCCGCGCCGGACACGTTGACGCTGTCGTCGTCTTCGCCCTGGCCCGCCTGACCCGGCAAGGCGCCTTCGAAGCGATGAAGATCGAAGAGGAGCTCCGGGCCCACGGCGTCCTCCTGGTCTCCGTGGAGGAGCCCTACCTGGACACGTCCTCCCCCATGGGCGTCGCGATCTTCGGCCTGATCGCCGCCCTGGCGAAGCAAGAGTCCGACATGAAGTCGGCGTACATCACTGCCACGAAGGAGAGCATCCGGAAGGTCGGTGGCCACACGTCCGGCATGGCCCCGTTCGGGTTCACGAGCGAGCGTGTCCAGCGCGGGAAGCTGAACGTCGTCCGCCTGGTCCCGCACCCGGAGGAGGCCGACCACGTCCGCCAGATGGTGACCTGGGCGACGGAGGGAGTGTCCGCCGCCAGCATCGCCCGCCGCCTGAACGAAGCGAAGGTCCCCACGAAGAACGCGAGCGACGAAGCGCGTCTGACCGCCCGCCGCAAGCGCTCCGTCTCGGAGACACCGACGGTCCCCGTGTGGACGTCCACAACCGTCCTGCGGATCCTCCGTGACCCGCGCCTGGCCGGGTATGCCATCACCTGGGAGGGCCGGACCCAGAAGACGAAGGACGCCCCCGGCACCATGGGCAAGCGGGCCATCCTCCGGGACGAAGAGGGCCGCCCCCTGGCCGCCCACGAAGCCGCCGTCAACCCTGACGAGTGGTGGCGCCTCCAAGACATCCTGGACGGCCGTACGCCGATCGTGCGCCAGACCCGTCGGTCCGTCCCCACGCTCCTGGCAGGGATGGGCGTCCTCTTCTGTGACGTGTGCGGCTCCGTCATGGTCTCGGACGAACGTAAGGGCGTGCGCCTGTACCGCTGTAACCGTGCCAGCGCGGGCCTGGTCCCCGGACACGGTGGCCTGGCCATCAACATGGCCGTGGCTGACGACGTCGTGACCCGGGATGTCTGGTCACGCCTGGAGGCCATGGACCCCTCCGACCCGGACGACCTGGAGTTCCTGTCCGAAGCGGCCCGCCGTCACGCCGCCCAGG